AGTGGTTATCGACGATGATCTCACAATGTCCATTAAAGTTGATTCCACTAAATCCAACCTGAGCGAGAACGGATTTCTCTCCGAGGAATCTCTGTTGGGGCTGGACTCTTGCCCAAATCTTGTCATAGATTGTCTGTGTGGTGAAGGCAAGGTTGGGTTTCTTTGGGCCAATGATAACTGCTCCAATGTCAGAGTTGAGAGCATCAATCGTAACCGCACCCCCCGTTGAGTCGACATACCCTTTCCACCAGGTTTCTGTCGACCTTGTGATTCCGCCATAAGAATCGTAGAGGGTGCCATCATCTGCCCCATTCAAGAATCCGTCAAAGTCTTTTGAGGAGTTTCCCGTTCCATCCCCAAAGAACATTGTTGCAAAGTCATCGTGACAGGTGAGGACGGCGGTCTCCATCTTGGAAGCGAGCAAACCAATAATTTTCTCATCCCCTTCTGTTTTGGCAAGGTCGTCACCAGAGAGGGTGATGTTGACGTAGTGGTTCTTCCAGCTCCACTCCGCGTAGGTCTGGGTCTGCTTGACACTGATATCGAAAGTGTCCAATCCAGAATACGATCCACTTGCCAGTTTCCCATAGACAACGGGCTGAGCAATCTTTAATCCTGAATCAAACACCACCTGTGACGAAGCCATCAATTTGGTCAGGACTGCGTTACCTATAAAGATTTGCTCGATTGCTTTTGGCAGAAACTTCTTATAGGCAGCAGCATCCAGATCATCATAAGTTAGAGCCATCTTTTTTTCCTCCTTCTTTGTAAGTTAGTTAGGTAGTTTGGTCATTACAAAGAAGGTCACAATTTATAGCAATTCCTCCCCATCCAAAATCAAACTGAATCACCCCTCTTGGATGGAGGTGGATTGTTTGCTTGTTCTGACCTTTCTTTAAGGAATTGAGCACCAGCCTCTGCCATTGATTTGGGAAGCTCTTTCGGTAGCTCAAAGGTTATTGGTGATGATCCACTCCCAGTCTCAACGTTGAGAGTTCGCTTTGCAAGCTCCTCTTTTAATCTGGGTTCAAGGGCTTCATCAACTTTCTTTTTGAGGATCTCCTTTCCATAAGCGTCTTCATCTTCGTAGGCTTTGTGGAGATCGGAGTATCCCTTTTTCAATGCAACATCCAATACTTTTTGTGGGTCGAGGTCAGGATGTCTCCTGTATAGGTCATTGAGTTGCATTGAGAGATTAACCATCTTCCCCATTTTGTTGAGTTCTGCCCTGAGACTCATTCCGTAGGATTCCATTGATTTGAGGAGTTGATTGTAGCGAGTGTCCTGATCATCACTCTCATCTTCCCTCTCTACTCTCCGTTGACCCCTTCCCTTATTTTCTTTGGGTTGGTTGGTCTCTTGGGAGAGATATTCTCCAAAGCGATCAAGCTGTGTTTTGTTGGTTTTGTACCAATTCTCCCACTCCGTTAACCCTGAATCAAGGGAGTCTCTCTCTTCTTGGAGAGAGGTGAGTTGGGATTGGAGTCTCTTCACATTGGAGGAGTACTCTTGGAATTTCTTATTGACACCTGCCAACATAGCTTGATGGACACGTGCGAGTTGAGGGTTGGTTTTAATCATTTCAAGGTCTTCTTTTGATGCAAATTCGAGATCCTCATCTTTTTCCATTGTAGCCTCCTTTGTTCTTCTCTTCCCATCCCACCAATCAATCAATGATTGGGAGTGGGGTTTGGAGAAGAGGGAGTTTTCAAATCACCCTTACCAATCTAAGCGTACTCTGAAAACTCTTCCTCATTTCCCTCCTCATTGAAGGAAGGGGTTGATTTTGATTTGGGAGGTTTCTTTCGCTTTGGGGCAGGTTTGGACATTTCCATTCCACCCTCCCCACCCATTCCACCCAATCCACCTTCTGCCTCTGCCAACCCTCTCACCCCTTCGGTCAGGGTGGAGATTGCCTGTTGCACCACTGGTTGGAGTTGAGGGTTCATTTGACCAGCTTGCATGATGAGCTGGGTTCCTTGCATGAGGAGTTGGGTTGATTGCTCAAAGCCACCTCCTCCCATCCCACCCATCCCACCTCCCATTGGAGGAGATTCTCCCTTTCCTGCAAGGGAGCTAATCTTTCCATAGATGGAAGGGTCTTCGTTTTCGAGATCGGGTTTCTTTCTCGCTCCTTTTGTTGAGGGAGGAGGAAGGAATCTTTCTCCTCGCATTTTGATACCTCCTTCCAATCACCGCTGATGATTGTGTGAGATTGGTTACTGGATGACACCCCCTTTCTTTCCGCCACTCTTGATCCCGCCTCCGCCAAGTTTACGACCTTTTTTGGGCATCTCTTTCACCTCCTTTCGTTGAATTATTGTTTGGTTGGATACTGCATACCAGTCTCTTTGTGAGGAGTTCCCCTCAAGAGATTGGCTGGCATCCTTTGAGGAGTTTTCTTCCTACCGAAACCTCCTCCACCTTCTCCTTTGAGATCGCCTTCAATGGAGGCAGCCTCATTCATTAGGCCGACCTCCTCCATCTTTTTCTCTTTCATCCGACTCATGATTTGTTTACGCCCTGGGAAATTGAGGGCATCCAAAGCAGCCTCTTCATCAATTAAGCCTAATTGGAAGAGTTGGGTCGCCATCAATCCTTTCTGCCATTGGGTCATAGCTAAGGAGGAGGTTGGGACCACCTTAAATTGGTAGGTTTTTAATGCTTCAGGGATGCCTCCCAACTTCTTGATTTGGGTACGGATTTTCTCTCTTTCAAAGAGGAAGGATTTTATTTCGGCATCAGGCCCAACCAAATTAAACACCCTATCGGTGGTGTAGTAGGCGAAAATTCTTGAAATCAACTTCTGACCAATCCTTTGAAGCATCCCCTCCAATTGTCGAGCTTTTAAGCGGAGAGTGGTTTGGGCCATAATCGCTAAACTCTCAATTGCGACTCCACTGGTCACTTGGCCTGGTCTCCTCCCCTCCGTAACCTCTGTAATACCGGAGAGCTTCTCCATTCCTTGAGTTAGGAGTTCACAGGTGTTGATCATATAATTGGGGAGAGCGGGAGGAGTATCCCTCTTCAATACTCGACCTGGTTTGATTTTGATTATTGATCCAGGTTCATTCGTGAGACGTTCCCATTCTTCTTTTGTTAATGCGTCACGGTCACCGATCCAAATCCCATTCCCCATGAGGATGGCGTTTTCTAAGATTGCTGCCAAGACCTTGTTGAACATTACCTGAGGCGATTTCAAATAGTCAATCTCATTTCTTCCATAAGCTGAATCAACGTTGAAGGTCCAATCCATTCCGTCAAAAGGATGGTTGCCATCGATGTAGGGATTGGCTCCATCTTCAACGATGCAACCTCCTGCTTCAATGAGGTGTCTCCAGGTGGGGAATTTGAGGTTGTCTCCGTCTTTGGATTGGCGATCCTTCACCCACCAATCCCTTACCAAGGAGCGAGGGATGACTGATTGGGAGAGGTTGGAGGAGGTCTTATCATAGCCGAAGAATTGTCTTATCTTTGAAGCGAGAGAATCTTGTTTGAGGTCAATTTCATTGAAGTTTGGTTTGATGTCCTCTTTTCGACCGTATTTTGAGATGAGGAGGTCGGTTGGTTGGATTGACTCAAAACAGCAATATTCTCCGTATTGGAGATTCCAACTCCTTGTGACGAAGGGATCAAATATAAAGGAGCGAGGATCGACAACGACGAGATCGATGTCTCCATCTCCATAATCGAGATTTTTGTCGAAGCAAGTATTGAAAGCGGCAAATCCAAAATACTCCTCCAGCATGACAAACTCCAGTAACTTTTGCTCGAAGTTTCTTTCATCGAGGATACCTTCGATGGTTTTTTGAAGGATTTCGCAGAGAGGATCATCAATCTCCTTCCTACTTACGACCATGATGGAGGGGCGACTGTCCGTTAGCAATCCAGCCTTCCTCTCAATGATCTCGGCAAGAAAGTTCATCACCGCGTTAACTTTGTATTTTGGTCTTCGGGCGGGCCAAACATTACCTTTCATTACTTCGATTGCATCTTTCCATCCCTCACTTATTCGGGCACGGGCTTGAGACCCCTCTTGATACAACCGATTGAGTTTCTTAATGATTGATTCTTCTCCTGCGGAGATAGCCATCCTTATGACCTCGCTCCTTTCCTCATCCTGGGAAAGGTTTCATTTCGGTATTCTCGCTCTTCAGAGGATTCCTCTTCAATGGATGAGGTGAAATATTCAAGCTCACTTCCACCAATCACCCCCTCACCCTCCTCTCCAATGGAGGGAAGGGAGGTTATTGAGATGGGGAGAGGTTTGTGGAGATCCATCCTAATCTCAATGATCTCTTTAAGGAGAGAGGAGAATCTCCCCTCAATGTAGAGGAAGAGGATGATTTCACCGATGAGAAGAAGGAGTATCATTAAGAAGATGTTTGTCAAATGAAAACCTCCGCTCGACCTGTTTTTCGGAGTTGCTTTTGGATGCGATCCCTCTCCTTATTCTTTTTATCGATATCCTCTTTACGGTAGAGGTTGCCACACAAAGATGAGCAAAACTTCTGACCAAATCTCAAGGGAATGAATACCTTTCCACATCCCTGATATTCACAGTTATGTTGGGAGATGGCGTATTCGACTTGTCTCCAGGAGGGATCAATCGAGGGATTGGTTAGATTGCCACATTCATTTTGGGCGACCACCGCACCAAGGAGGAGTTGCCAACGAGGGATCTTTAAAACGGTGTCAGCCAATTCAAAGATGTAATCTTTAAGGGAGGAGGGAAGGATTCCAATCAATTGGTTGGCTGCTTCGTCTAAAGAGCGACCAAAGGATTCCCTCAAGATGTCAGTCTTTGGGGAGGGGTCGGTTTGAGGAGAGGAGGAAGGTTGCTCTTTTGGAAGGGTGTCTCCGATTGATTGGATGACTTCTTCTGGTACGAATGATGTGGAACGTTTCATTAGTGTCTCTCCTTAAGATGGGTCAGTAGTTTAGCCATGATTGATCTCCTGCATCAACCATTCTATCTTCGAGATAGGGGATGATCCAATCCCTATCATAATCAACGCGATTCCTTTTTGGAGAGATCTCCTCTTTCTTTTTGGTTGGGTCTCCCTCCTTGAACATTCCCAGTTGTTGCAATAGTGATCCCACATTATAGGTATTGGCCAGACAAAACACCCCAATCATGTAAGCCATCACCAAGTCATCATGACACTCGTAGTCGGCTTCTCCGCTGTTGTTGGTGTTACGGACAAAATGTAACATCTCCTCAATCAACTCATCGGAGTTGATTTCGAGGATGTTTGCCGTCAGGCAGGTGGCGACATAGGAACAGAGGACAGGTTTGGTGGAGATGTTAGTCTCCCATCCGAGGAGATCACTTCTCGACCTCCTAAAGCGATCAATGTATTCCCATTGATAGATGTTGGAGTAGATATTCTTTAATTCGGCGATTGTGGTGATGCCTGGGTGCTTTTTTTCGGGGATGGCCATACCCTCATTATACCATTTACCAAGGTTGGCAATCTTCCCTGCAAACATTACTGGGTCGATCCAATCCTTAAACTCAGCAACTTGTTGAATCAAAGGAGATCCCTTTGGTACCTTAATGACTTCGATTGTTGAGTAGTCTCCTCCCTCGATACCCTCTCCTGCATCTGCTGCCAATACATATTCAGTATTGGGGAGGGGAGATTCCCAAACCTTCAAAGGCCCATCCTCATTTTCGATGAAGCCAAACTCTCCAATGTCTCCTCTCCTTTTTGGCGGGCGACATCTCCCCAATAACTCCAGGAGCTTCCTCTTTGAGAAGTAGGGGATACCCTTTGAGATGAAGGCTTCCTCATCGGTGGTGGGGAATTCTTGGTGGAATTTATCTACATCATCATTGAAGTCTCTAATCTTTGATGCTCGCCAATTTAATTGTTCAGGAGAGACTTTAAATTTGGAGAGGAGATATTTTTCCTCTTCATCGAGGGAGTCGAGGAAATTGTGGCGATCCCTTTCGGAGTGGAAGGGTTTGCGGTATTCGGGGAAGGTTAACCAAGAGAAGAAGATTGGATAGAAGTTACTCAATTTGCGAGTTTGGGTGAGGGATTTTTTTGCTTTGTGCCATTGATCGTAGAAGTATCCCTGCCTACCGTTACCGGTTGATTCATAGACGACCACTGTTCCTGGGAGGTCTTGGATTGCGGGTACTGTGGAGGTGATTAGTGTCTCGGCATCTTTGTAGAAGGCGACCTCGGAGAAGTGACCCAAAGCGTAACCACCACTCCGTGAGGCGGTCCCTGTGTTAGCTGAAAAAACTTCGATTGCTGACCTTAAACCTGGGTTATTGCTGCGATCTTTTGAGGAGGGATTCTCAAATGTGAGGATGGTTGAGTTATCGTTTCGCTTCATTGGTCGGAAGCGAAGAGGGAGAGCCTCCCAAAATAACTTACTCATGTTGAAGAGTTTGGCAAGGGAGGGTTTGTCGTGGGTAACGATGAATGAGAGAGTATTTGGGATGGTTACACATTGGTGGAAGTTACGACCATCAACATAGGTGGAGACTCCAATCCTTCTATCTTTGAGAATGATCAACCTAACCATCCCCGTTTGATGGAGTTGCCATTCCCAAATATTGTGGAGTCGCTTTTGTTCGGTGTTGAAGATGAGGGGGAGGATCTCTCTTCTCTCCGTTTTTATTCGGAGGAGTTTCTCCGCATAGTAGGCGAAGTTTGAGAGTTGGGAGATGTCAATTTGATTGAGGGTTGGTTGGGTCAAGAGTCCTCCCCCTCCACCACCATCATTAGATTAGGGAGATTGGTCTAATCGGTCATTTGCAAGTTGGGACTTTATCTCGAGATCGATCTTCTCTTGAAATCCTTCCTCCTCTGAGATTAGGTCTCCCTCTGGAGGGTAGTTTGGTTCGATGATTGAGTCCATCTTTGCAATTGATGGGGGGAGACGTTTCTTGGTTCTTTGTTCGATGGTCACTTTTTGAAGTCTCTCCTCATAGGTACCGTCTCCCTCCTCATCAAAAGGTCCATCTCCATTAGGGGGAGAGATTTCGAGGGATTTCTTCCTTTCAAGGAGACGTGCCCCAAGATGAGCCATCAAACTGGCTGATTTAAACTTCATCTCCGTTGGGTAGATTAGTTTGGGGTTGTCGATGACATCAGCATGAAACTCCACTCCCTTTAAGGCTGACTCTACGATCCTATCTTCAAGGTCGAGGAATTTTTGCTCCCTTCTTAATTCTCTTTTTCGGAACTCCAACTTGAAGAGAGGAGAGTTGATGATCTTACTTAGATGGGAGATTTCCATCCCTTTCTCCTCAGCAATCGAGGTCAGAGTTTCATTATTGAGGAGTCTCTCCATCAACTCAACCTGAAAGGGAGTAACCCTTGTTATGTAACCAGAATGAAGGCCCATCCCAAATCTCCATCATCTTAGATTAAGGGACCAGAGGCCAATGACCCCTCTTGGGACTATTCTAACATTGGGGAAGGGGTTTGTCAAGGGGTAGGGGTAGGGGCGGGGTGGAATTTTGGGATATTGGGAGTGGTCTAAGATTGGGTGGGATTGCCTAATTTTGGGAGGTTTCCTTTGGGGAGGGGTTGGATGGGAAAAAATTTTGGAGATGAGAAAATTTTGGAGATGAGGGTACTACCTCAAATTTTTTGACAATCAAAAGAAGATGGTACTATGGAGCATACTGAGTCATTAAGTGACACAGTTTCAAGTTGGGAAAACTTGACAGAGAATTTAAGCTGACACAAGTTGACGGGAAGCAACGATACGTGACGCGTAGATCATGACAAGGGAATCATGCTAAGGATAGCATGACAGAGGAATCGTGACAGAGGAATCATGACAGTAGATTCGTGACAGGGATTTCAGGCAGGATGTCAAGACAAAAAAAGAGGGAAGCAATTGTTTCGCTTCCCTCTATGTGTCGACTAAGTGTATGTTAGTTTACTTCCCGAATCCGTGTTTGGCCAGCTCTTTTTTCATGGCCTCAATTGCGGAAGCAGGAAGTCCCAACTTCAAAGCGTCAGCAAGCAACTTGTCAGGTGTCATCTGCTTTTCGCCTTTTCCAGCCTTTAACGCGTCAGTGTAAACGCGGATGGACTTCGCATACATGTCCAGTCGAGTCGAGAATGGAATCAAGTTGAATTCCTGCTCAGCCAAGGGAATTGTCAAATCGTATACAATTCCCTCTGCCATGTCGCTGTTCTGGAAAATTCTTCTCTCGATGTACTTCTTTCCATTGTCACTGACGATACCGCGCTTGCAAGTGAACGAAGTAAAGTTTCCCTTTGCGTTTTGCTTCCCATCAAACTTGAGGCCCTTGATTTTGCCCTCAGGAATTTCGCTCAATTTCTTCTTGCTTCCGTCCTGAAATTCAATTTCGATTTCTGCTACCTTCTTTCCAGCCTTTTCCATTGTGTCTCTCCTCTCAGATTTTTTTGTTTGCCATTTCAGGAATCAAACGTCAGGATTTTTCCTGCTTCCCAAAACGCGCTATTCAATTATGACTAAATTATCCCACAATTCAACAAAATTGTCAAGACATTTCTTCATTTTCAGCGAATTTTTTTGGCACAATTTTTGACAGATTTGAGGGGTTAACTTGAAATCGACATTAGGGAATCAATGCATGGATGATAGAAGCGTCTATTTTAAATTCAACCGAATTCGTTTGTTATTTCAATGGGTTAGCCAAATGTTTGAATTAACTGATTTTTCAGCTATTTTAAGTTGAGGCGAAATCCCCTGTAATTTCGAGGGGTTAGTATTTTTTTTTGCTTTTTTGGGGAAATCCCCCCGTACCTCTTCCAACCCCGTATCATTGAATCGATCATCGTATCTTCTCTTTTTTATATATTTTTTGATTAGATGATAAGATGATAGGAGATAGGCGGGGGAGAGGTACGGGGGGGTTTTCAGTAATTATTCAAAAAAAATACTAAGTTAGCGAAATCATTCAATAATTTAAGCTAATTTTAGTTAGCTGAAACATCAGTTAAATAAAAAGTCTACCTAACCAATTGAATTAATTAAGGAATTGCCCCCCAACTTTAAATAAGCAAAACGATCAACAATCAATTAGATAACTTGACAAACAAAAGAGTTGGTTAGATAACTTGACAAACAAAAGAGAATGTGTTACAATTACCCTATACTAATTAAGGAAAGGAGATCAATCAAATGAGAGCATTGACTAAGGAGGAGAGAGAGATTGTTGAGGAGATGCAAAGGAATGGAGACACCATTGTTAGGTGTGATTGGCCAACCTTCCTTGTTACATCGACGACACCAATGACATGGATGGAGATTGTCTCCCCAAAGAGGAGACTCAATTTAGGTAAGATTACAGCACTCCGTATCTTGCAAGAGAAAGGGTTTAAGGTGAAGGTGGTGGTTAAAGCAAAGACCGCCTCCCAAAATAAGGTTATTGGGGCGATTGATAAGACGACAATCTTCATAAGGAAAGAGAGAGGGATGAAGAGGGAGAGGCCAACCCCAAAATCAAGAGTGATCTTTCAACCAATCACCATGAAGGAGCTGACCCTTAGTGAGGAGGAAGATCGATCCCAAATCGAATCCATCCTCTCCAATCTCAAACCCATCCCAATCCAATTGTCAGAAGAGGAGAAGGTTGAATCAAAGGTTGAATCCAAAGTGGAGGTTGAGTCAAATGACCAACCCTCCCCTCCCATCTCCCCTCCCATCTCTCCAACCCAACCCACACCCTCAATAAGGAAAATGTTCAAGGAGGATGCCAACTATCCTGAGTTCGATTAACCTATTTCAAGGCATATTCAATTTGGACTGAAGCGTAAGTTGTTGAATTCATTATACTTTTTGCCTCTTGACAGCGCAAAAACGCTATGTTATACTCAAAATAAACAGTTTAGTATAACTGAGGATAACTTAGGCAATCACTCTAAAAAAGAAAGGAGGTGAAATCCAATGAAGCCATCAATCAGTATGGTCATAGCTCCATATGTAAGG